AGTTTAAAGCAGGTTTTGATGGACCGTGATGGGATGTCGGAAGAGGAAGCAGACAAGGAAATTGCAGCAGCTTCGCGGGAGCTGAGGCAGGGAATAGAAGAAGGTCAAGATACGGAATACTTCTGCGAGGAGTATTTCGGCTTAGAGCCGGATTATCTGTTCGAGCTGATATAAACAAAGGAGAGGCTAATGAGGACTAAAATCACATTAGGATGGCTTAGCTCTGAAAAGTGTCCATTACTCCGTTTGCGAGGACGTTGGCTTAAAGAATTGTTCTCTATAGGGAACAGGCTGGAAGTCCGAATCGTTGGAGAAACAATAGTAATTAGTAAAGGAGAAATATGAATAAACCAAATGTGCCAAGTGTACCGGAGATAGAAGCCGTTATCTCATATTACACGGACAAGCAACTAGACGAACTATCTTTCATTGTCTGGGTAGAAAGATGTGAACGAGCAATGAAGCAAAACAAAGGAGTAGGTAATGGATAAAGAAAAGCAGATTCAAGAACTAGAGCGTCAAACGGATATGATTCAACGCTTGTCCTCATTGAGGAAAGGGTTGGATGAGCGGATCGCAGCGTCGCTTCTTGAGCCATATACCACAGAGAAGTTTCCCCATTATGCGTATGTTTATTATACGATGTGCGCTATCGCCGGGGAAACAGGACTTGGAAAAGACTATGCTATATCGGATATGAATCAGCATTTAGAGCAGGCATTGAAGAATGCAATATATGCGCTGATAATTAAAATATAAAGGAGAGCCATGATACATGAAAACAGCCTCGCTGCATGGGACGAGCTAAAGCCATCAGCTAGAAAGAAAGTAATATATGAAGCCTATGGATCGGCGACTCTCACTGATCGGCAAGTCTGTAATAGGCTCGGCATGAGTGATATGAATTATGTCCGACCACGTATTACGGAAATGATCGCTGATGGCATTCTGGAAGAACGGCAATCGGTAGTTGATCACGTTACTAATCGCAAGGTGCGTACCTGTAGCATTGCTGTATGTCACGAGTGTGATGGGAAGGGGTATGTCAGTGTGTGGATAGGGAATCTGCGCAAAGCGTATGATTCTATCGAAGGTGCGGCGGAAGAAGCCGGTAAGTATGAACTAAAACCCTGCCCTGTTTGTGGGCAAGAAGAGGAGGAAGCATGAGTCATTGGTATGTTCAGACCGTTAGCGGGGCGAAGCGTTATATTCAACTTAAAAAGAACGGCGAAGAGTCTAAGCGTGTGCTTAGAGCAAAGGCCGTAGTTGATGGAGCTGTTGAAAGCGTCAACACTATCTTGGATCAAGCGTCTGAGATAGGGGGATTGCTCCAGTGGGTGGCTAAGCTGGCCGTAGAGGCCGGAGTAGAAGCCGGGAACGTACAGGCGGGAATGGCGCTATGTGCAGCTAGACGGGAAGAGGCTGCTAACAGGGGCACAGAATATCATGGTGCTATAGAGATGACGCTAAAGACTGGAACGCTTCCTGGTGATCCTGCATTAGCTAATGCGTGTAAGGCGGCAGCAGGAATCCTATTGGATAGGCACTTGTCTGCATACGATTCGGAAGCGTGTTTCGTATTCAAAGGCGAGGTTGAAGGTGTTCACTATGCCTTTGGTGGTACGCCGGACATTGCATCTCCAACATGGCTGCTCGACTGGAAAACAGTTGGTGAAGGTGGGCGTGATCCCAAAATTGAGGGAAGTGGCGCAGCTAGCCGCTTATCGGCTAGGGACTAAATTCCCTAATGCGAAGTGTGCAAACGTATACTTCTCAAGGGAGTCTGGAGAGATGCTTCTATTCAAGGAGTGGTCGGAGCAGGAACTAAAATATGGATGGGAGTATTTCTCCTATGCGTACCGTATCGCTGAGTTGAACAATTCGTGGAAAACTATTCAGAAGGCATAATATGAAGGATTCAGTGTTCCGTGAATATGAGCGCTTCTTCGATGAAGGAGGAATACCTATGTGTTCCTATTCGTCTGGGCGGTGCGAGCTTCTATCTACAATTAGTTTCAAGGGTGAGTTCTTCGCCTTTTGTAGAGCTACTTCCATTGACAAGGTTAATGGATTGTATCCACGCGCAATGATCGGATGTCCACTTCACCAATTAGATGTTGATCACAAGCGCAGGTTTAAACCGCCAGTACCAGAAGAAGTAACTGCATACGGAGCTACAATAGGCTTCGAAATAGATGGAAACAAGTTCGTTGACTACTATCAAACACGAGGGTGGAAAATAAAAGATAAAGTAATGGCGGATTGGAAGGCCGCTGTTAGAACTTGGAAGACAAGACATAACAGCAAAACCCAAGGAGGAAAGCCCGTGCAGGGCGGCAAGTTCGTAGTATAGACTTGTAAAAGTTCAGCAAATAGAGGATGAATAATTATCTTGGAGGTGCGCCGTGGTTGTCGTGCCGGGCGCATTACTCCCTAAAACAAAGGAGAATGCAATGAGTAATTTAACTGTTTGGAAACAGCTTCAATCAGTGCCTAATGAAGCGAAAAAAGAAATCAAAGGCGGACGCCTGTCTGGAATGACTGACATATCTCCATTATGGAGATATCGCCAAATGACAGAGACTTTCGGACCAGTTGGGTTCGGATGGAAGTTCGAGGTAATCCGTTTCTGGACGGATGAAGCGGATGTGAAGGATTCAGTGAAAACACGAGCATCACATGTTCATGTACGTCTATGGGTAAAGGTGGATGGAGAATGGAGTGCCGGAATTGATGGAGTAGGCGGGTCCATGCTAGTAGCCAGCGAGAAGAACGGACTATACCATTCAGACGAGGCGTACAAGATGGCCCTTACGGATGCCCTAAGCGTCGCTATGAAGGTGTTGGGGCTTGGAGCGGATGTTTACTGGTTCAAGGGTAGCAAATACTCTGAGGAGGCTCCTAATAGCCTCCCTGAGCCTATGGTGAAGGCTGTCCCTAAAGTCCCCATCAAGAAAGCGTCGGCACTGACTCCAGTTGCAGACCAAGACGAAGATAAGCTCGAACGCTTCAAATCATCCATGATGGTGTTGGAAGAGAAGAAAGAAGGAACTATTGAGGAAGCTATGAAGCAGCACGGCCATAAGTGTCTAAATGATGTTCCTGCTGAATCACGCAGAGACATCTACCTATGGTCTGTCACCTACTCAAAATAAGGGAGAAATATGAATGCGGATAGAATTATTGATTCACTTATACGCTCTGATACAGCTTGCAGAAGTGTAGCACTAATTAGGTTCCTAGAAGGAAAGGAGTCTAAAGTAGTTGAGTTATCGAATGCGTATACTTCATGGCAGGAGCTATTGGATGCTTCTTCAGATGCCCTGTTCGATACATCCCAAACAAAGGAAGAATATATCTCTGCATCGAGAGATGAGGCGGCAGCGCTTGCACATTACGAGAAGCTCTTAGCTAAAACTAGGGAGTATCTTGGCTCTCTTGTGACGGATTATACCTTCATCATCACTGGAGAGGATGTGAAGATGCTAAACGCATTAACCGTAGGTGATCTTAAAATCTACAAATTCAAATGCGAACCGTAGAATTGAGGAATAATGAGCGAGTTAGGACAAAACGAGATAGAGAGAAACGTGCTTGTTTGCGTAATGACCGAGTATTCCTCGGTTAATGATAAAGTCTTGGGTTCGGGCATATCCGGCGATGACTTTATTGTTCCATCACATATCTTGTGCTGGCAATGTATTAACGAGCTAATAGCGAATGATGAACCCATAGACATATCAACAGTTAGAGCGAAGTATGTATCGCTGGATTCTGTTGATCCACTTACGTTTGATGATATATTGGATTCCTACGCTGTGCCGGATAATATCAGCCACTATGTGAAGGAGTTGCAAGAGTGTACCACTAAGCGCAAGATGATTAAGCTAGGCGTAGAAATGTGTTCACGCTCTAAGGAGGAAAACTCTGGCGAACTATCCGAGTACATCATGGGCAGGCTTTCCGATATGACGACTGCTTCTGGATATGAGTCCTCACGGGTCGCTAAGTTCTCGGACTATTCCAGCGCAATCAATGACTACATAAAAAATCCAGAACTATCAGCAGGTATTACTACAGGCTGGAAGCGTATGGATGCCCACTGGAAACATAGGCATGGAACATTGGTAATAGTTACCGGAATACCTTCGAGTGGGAAGAGCGAGTGGTTAGATCAGATCGTTATCAATGCCATACGAGATCATAAATGGAAGTATGCAATATTCTCGCCTGAGAACTATCCTTTGCAGAATCACTTCCAGAAGCTAGCAGAGAAGTTTGTAGGCAAGCCAATGTTTGAGCGCAATCATTATCCACCTATGAGCCAGAAAGAGCGTGACGGTGCCTTAAAACACCTTTCAGAGCATATCTCCATCATTACACCCGAAGAGTCGGGGATGACGCTGGATAGGTTGCTAAATAAAATACGGCTAATTAAGAAAAAGTATGGCTGCGATTCCTGCATCATTGATCCATATAATGAACTGGAACATAAACGATCACCCAAGATGAGCGAGACGGAATATATATCCGAGTTTCTATCTAAGCTGAGAAACTTTGGAAGGCTGCATAATATAGAAATGATTCTAGTAGCCCATCCTACCAAGATGATTCCGCTAGATAATGGGGACTATAGGGTGCCAACTCTTTATGATATATCTGGGTCCGCGAACTTCCGCAACAAGGCGGATGTAGGAATTAGCATCTGGAGATCATACCAAACAAACGACGGACAAACCGAAGTACACATAACCAAGGTGAGGGATAAGAATATAGGCTCTATAGGTAAGGTAGTATTCCATTGGGATTACATTACAGGAGCCTACACGCTGGCCGAGAGCATTGTATTATAAACGAAGGAGAACCCATGAGCTATGACATAAAGTTATTAGACCCAGTTACAAAAAAGGTGTTGATATTAGATATTGGGCAGTCCCAAGCGGAGAAGTGAGTTATGAAATGGCATGGCAAAAAATTGAAGGGCGTGACTCAGTGGGAGGTATGGCACCCCGAAGGTGCAGAACAAGGACTGTTCGGGCAACGCTATGGATCAAGGCGTGAGGCGTTGCAACGTGCTCGCGAATGGAACAAGGAAGTAACAGGGCATGTGGTTCGTCCCGGCGATCCTATCAATGTAGGCAAGGCCGCCCACATTGCAGGAGAACATGATGGGAAGGGCAAAGCCCAAAGGTCAGCCAGGTTTGATCCGAACATGACGACCGAGGAGCGGGACCACTACAACAACCTGATCTACCTTTGCGGGACTTGCCACGACAAAATCGATGCAATCCCTGAAGGAGAGCGGGACTATCCGCCTGATAGGCTGCATGCGATCAAGAAGGAACATGAGGCTAAAGTGCGGCACGCTATGCTCGATGCGTTTGCCGATGTCGGGTTTCCCGAGCTTCAGGAAGCAACCAAGTGGGCGGTGTG